CTAGATAAAGCCGCAATTGTTGTACTCATCCTGTAATGTCCTCTCTAAAGACAAAAGGCGCATCCCATGCAATAAAAGCACCATTTGTCATGGGGTTGAGTGTATAGGTAGGGCAGGCTTCCGCCAACATATAAAAAGTACATGCCGTACCCACAGCAGTCAGCGTACCAACGCTAGGAGTGCCGATAACAGGTCGGTGCAGGGTAACAGTTACAGTCGAGCCAGAGCCGCGCAAAACAGCATCTGTGACCTTATAGGGGTACAAACCCAACTGCAAGAAGTCGCCTGCTTTAAATACATTTGCTGTTGATGAAACGGATGGCAAATTGCCAACAGTAATTGTTGTTGAGTTGGCCGCAGGCACAGATGCCAAAGTCAAAGCATTTACTTGCGCTGTTGTCAGGTCGCCTTGATATGCAACAAACCAAGAAAGGTTAGTGCTTGCAAACGAAATGCTTTCAGGTAATTGGCGGTCTTTGTTGTCAATGGCTTGAACCACATTTCGCACTTGCGGATAGTACAAAAAATTATGAGGCGTAATAGTAAATACCCAAGGCACAGAAGTTAAGTATTGAGCAACACGAACTTGACCTGAACGGCTGACTTGTTGTCCAACAGTTCTGCGGTTGTTAACCGACATAGATTGCTGAATTTCAAAGATGGTTTGAAAAGACATTAGGTTCTCCCATAACTTGTGGCAAGGCTTTTCTCACCATACTTATTAGCCGCCCAAATAGCGGTAGAACTGCCTAAGAGCCGTTCTTCAAATGACTTGGTATCAATTGCATTGATGTAGTTGTTGATCACATTGGTCGTTCCACCAAGACCACCTAAAGCATGGTTAGGAATGACAGTACCTGAACCTGATGGCACAAACAATTCTGGGCCACGCTCGCCAACCAAACTTACTTTGCCTACAGGTGGTTGGCCACCATCAGCGTAGCCGCCCCCAGGTTGCATTGGAATAATTGTGTTGTTATTGCTAGGTACGCCAAACAACATGCTCAAAATAGAATTGGCTTGCGCTTTCATTTGAATGGCAATCAAATCTTGAATAATGCTTCGCGCCAAATCTTTAAAAGACAATTTGCCTGTTTTGACAAATGTATCAATTGCACTTGAAATGTTGCCAGTAAACGAGGCAAATGAATCCGCGCCAACTTTGGCGTAATTCATGGACTGTTCCATAAAGTTTGATATTGCATTTTGAACACCAAATTCATAAGTGCGCTCATTTTGCAAGTTTGCAATTTTTAAATCATGGCGTTCTTGTTCAAACTTAATTTGTGCTTTGATTGAATCAATCTTTTGATTGTTTGCCCTTGCTTCTTTTGAAAGCATATCGTCAGGCATGTCAATGTATTCAGGCAAGGCTTTTAATTGATTTTCTAGTTTGCCAATTGTTCGCTGTGTTTCCATTGATTGAATTTGCAATGTTTTTGCAAAGTCACCCATTGATGCGTTGCCTTGAACGCGCAAAGTATTTAATTCTGTTTGATTGTCGATTTCACGCTCTTGAATAGACAACAAAACTTTGGCTTGTTCAAGACGCACAGTTGTTTCGTCTTCAGTCATTTTGACTAAACCAAGACGATAACCTTCTTGTCTTGATTGCTCTTGTGTTAAATCTGCAATTTCTTTTTCATATTGCAATTTAGCAATTGTGTGGCGTGTATTGCTAATAATTTGTTTTTCTTGTTCTTTTAGTTTGGCAAGTTCAATTCCCAATAGTGGTTCGCCATTTTTATATTTAACATTTAGTTCTGCGCGTTTAGCATTTAAAGCCTCAAATTGGTCGCTTGATGCGGTGGCCGCATTAACAATGCTTTGTGTATACGAATCTGCCAAATCAACAGCGTTTCTTGCTTCAGCATTTAAAGTTTTAATTCGTTCTGTTTGCAAAGCAATTGATGCGGCTTTTTCTTCAGGCGAAAGTTCGTCTTTTTTCTTTGTTTCACCAGTTGCAGAACTACTTGCGCTTGCTCCTGTGCTTGGCAATAAACTATTTTCGGCTTCTGTACTAGCAACATCACCTGATGGCGCATAATTTTGTTGGTTAACACTTGTAATTGCATTGCCTGATTCTTTTTGATAAATCAAAAATGCAGTTCCTACTGCCGCCAATTTCAATGCAAGCATTAAAGGCGAGCCAGTCGCCATAATGTTGAAAGCCGCGCCTGCCGCAGTAGCCGCCCTCAATGCAACAACAAACTCTGTCAATGCCGCGGCATAAGTAATAACTTTAGATGCCACAAAGAAAGTGGCCATGCCTGCTAATGCGCCTGTAAATTTTTCTACAGACACAGTTCCATTGTGTGCAAGTGGCCCAATGAATTGCGAAAACGCAATCATCAAGTTATTCATTGATGCGGTTAATTGGTCTTTGACTTTGGAAATATTTTTAATATTTTCGCCATACTTTTCCCACTTACCCAAACCACCTGAAATGATGGAATTTAATTCTTCAGCATCTAAACCCAAACCACCTTTGCCTAATTGTTTACGCAATTCAGCAACATAAGCAACAGGGTTTTTGGCTTGCAGTTCTGCCAATGATGCAACAACACGCCTAATTGCATCTTCAGGTTTTAACTCTTTAATCTCAGTAAAAGTAATACCAAGTTTTCTGAATTGGTCAATCTGCGTTTGATTGCCTTGTCTAGCAGAATCAATGTTGTCATACAGTTTGCCAAGAATCTTTGTAGCCGCTTCACCAGATACGCCTGCCTTTTGTAAGGCATCGCTAAACTGCAATGCAAAGCCTGTTGTGATGCCCATGCCATCTGCTAGGTCTTGTATGCGATCTGCAAAGGCTGTTGTCTGAACAACCAATGCGGCCATGCCAACAGAACTGAGCGCCAATGAGCCGCCCATCTGTTTATACAAACCATTTAATTGAGAAACATCTTCGCCAAGTTTATTGAACGAGTCTTGTAGCGCCTTGGCTTTTTGTTTAGCGCCTTCTGTGGCTTTGTCAAACTCAACAGTAACTAAACCAAGTTTGACCGATAGATTACCAATTTGAGCCATTATTTACCCCAGTTTGTAAATTTGCCAGAGTTTAGATTGCTCCATAACTTTGAGCCAAGTCGTTCAATAACGCGAGAAACATTTGTTTCAAGTGCAGGCCGTAAAAAAGGTTTTCCACCACCATTGTTGGCCGTTCCAAATTCTTCTGCCAAGCCAACAGGTCGGTTGGTATATCTGTTTTGAAATTTGCCTTTTTTATTTAAAACAACATTTTGCACAGAATCTTCACGCTTTGGATTCAAACTTACACGCACCATCCATTGTTCGCCATCATAATATTTGCCTGCTTTGTCGCGTGATGTTGGGCGGCTTGCCTTGATGTATAGATGTTCTCTTAGTTGGCCAGAGTCAACAGGGGCATTTGATTTTGCAGTTTCAAGTACAGGGATAAAAGCATAAAGCAAAGAACTGCGCCAGATGCGGTCAGTTTTACCTTTGCCGATTTCCTCTTTTAATTCGTCCATGTGCTTAAACAATTCTGCAAAGCCGCTGACTTGAAAAGATGTATTATTTGCCACTTTTGAACCTTTCCATATTAAACCCAGGCGCTTGAGTCATAAAGACAAGCAACGCTTGATTATTCTTGTCTTCTATTGTCGGCTCAAACTCTGGATTCTTTGTGTACTCAGTAATCCAAGGAAAGATGGCATCCGCATTGTAAGGTGCAGTCTCAGGTTTGCGAATGTAGTTAAAGACTGCCGTTGTTATTGGTGAAAGTGCATCATAGATTGCCCGACCGCCAAGAACTCCGTCTCCATACATTACGCAAATATCGTTGAATGTTTCCTCATCAATATCGTCCACAGATTGTAATGTGTGGCCATTAAATATCAAAGCGGCTTTTACTTGCCGCCTCATTGATTGCCTTAGTTTTTTTTTGCGTCTTTGTAACTAGGTCTAATGGCTTCGTCAATCTTCTTAACGATTTCTCGAATCACTTGTTCAGGAAATTCGTTAGCAATGTCATCATAGGTTTCTGTGACTGGCTCGCCTGTTGGCGTTTGCAATAAGCCAAAAAATAACTCTACTTGGCGTTGCCATAACGCGGTAAAGGTGGCCACATTTCGCACAGATGTGCCGCTGACAATCACATCGTTGTCAGTAAACTTCATCTTTTCGCCATCAGCGTTCAATGCCTCAAGGAATCCATCCTCTACATTTGAAACTGTATCGCGCAAAGGCTTAGACATTTCCTCATAAAGTTTTTCAACTAATGCGGAATCAGGCGTGGAAAGTTTTGCGGTAATTTCATCCATTTCCCGCTTGACAGGAACACGGACTTTTAAATCAAAGTGAACATCATTCAGTTCTACTTGAATTGTTTTAATTCGCGCGGCAGAGCGAATGGCCTCATACGATGGGCCAAGTTTGTTTGCTATTGTCATATCGTGGCTTTTACTATCTTATGGAAAATCAAATGGTTAACTTGCATTGCATAGTTCACCACTTCCTCTGGGGTCATCTTGTCTGCGTGTTGTTGTGCAATTTGATGCGCCAAATTCACCGCAGTCATTCTTTGTTGAGAAAAGCCAAACCAATCCTTGCGAG